TTCATACTATTCTTTTATATCGGTATTTGCTCCATTTGTGTAACTAACCGAACTACCACTTGGGTATCCATAAGCAGTTGATGTTGTTGTAAATGGTGGGGTAGCATATGTAATAGAACTAACACCCGGCGTTGTTGTTATTGTACCAGATGAACCACTACCACAATTTATTGTATATGGGTTATGTGGGTTGTATGGTTGGATAAATGGTAATGTTTGTATTGGTGCAGTATTCGGAACTCCAAATGGAAATCCGATTGGTTCATCTTTAACTTCTGCTAACTTATCTTTTAATATATCCCATTGTTTTGGAGTAATGTTAAATTCATGTACTCCCTCTGTGAATCCTTTTAACCAAAGGACAAATTCTTTTGATGTCATAACTATTTATTTTTAATTTGTGTTTTAGGGTCAATAGATGTCACTTTCATTGCAGGAGGTGTTAATTTATCAACATCCATATTTAGTTCTACTATTTTTGATAAACCACTTAATTTATAAGTTCTATATGCATCATTTGTAATGATAGGAACTTTGCTAACTACTTTTTGATAAAATGCTTTAGCTCCACCTTTCATTTCTAATGTTTCATTTTCTTCATTTACAAATTTACCAAAAAAACGTTTAATTAAATCTGGTCTAATATTTGATACCTTTACACAATGAACTATATCCTTTGATTTTGATACAAATAATGTATAAATTATAGGAGCTGTTGTTTCTGAATATCTACCTTTAGTTCCATCCACATATTCGTATCCCTTTATTAGATAGAATTTAGCTCTAACGATTTGAGTTGGAGATATTGTATTCTTATCATCAATAAATTTACGATATATAGGATTGTAATTAATCATTTTTGTTTAACATTTTCAATTTTGGTAATTGTAATTGTTGAAATTTAGGCTGTATTTTAGTATAAATACCATGCTGATTTAAAATAGTATCAAACAATTCAGTCATTTTTTGTAAACCAAATTTTTGTTTATTATTCTTAGCCAATTGATTTGCACCTGACTTATATTTGTCATAGTTTTTGTATACATCTTTAATCAAAGGTAATGCTTTTGAAATATTTACATTAAACCATTTAGATTCTTTTAATAAGAAATCATCAGCCGCTGATTCGTGTACTTCTTTCAATTCACCATCTAACAATATTGCTCCACTTTTTAAGAAATCCAAATGACCACTCCAATTACTTACCAATATTGGTTTACCTGTCAAACTGAATTCTAATAATGGTCTACCAAACCCTTCACCTTTTGTGAAGTTTAACATTGCTTTTACTTTTGGATGCTCATATAAACCATTCATTTCTGATTGAGTTAAATCTCCATGTAAAAGATAAATTGATACTTGCTTATAATCATTTCCCAATGTTTCTCTGATTTTTTTAATCGTATTCTCTCTATCAATTACACTAAATCCAGCTGAAGATGTTTTAAGAATTAATGCTGGCTTTTTCTTTTCATTTTTGAATGCCATTGCGAATGTTTTAATCATCATTCCTACATTCTTTCTATCCTCTCCCAAATCACCTCTTAACCAATGTCCTACGAATAAGAAAGCAAAGTCTTCTTTAATTTCATCTAATTCGGTAATATGTGCAACGTGCTCTGTTCCGAAATCCTTTTCATCAAATCCTTCAAAAAGAACTTCTACTGGTTTTTCAATTTTAATCTGTCTAACTAATTGATTTGTTCTTTTATCCGTTTCATTATAAATCGTACCTACTAAACTTAATTTAGAATGTTCCGATGGAGTTATAACTAAATCCATTCTATTACATCCATCAATCCAATTCATAGGACATGCTGTGGTTTCAATTGCCGCAGTAATACCAATGTTATAAAATCCTAATGCTTGAAATTCATTTGGAACTGTAATTTGGATATATACATCGGGCTTTTCTTCCACCTTTCCTATCATATTATCTATAACCCACTTATGGAATTCATTATCATAATTAAGCGCATCCATAGGAGTTGTACCCCATCTTGTACTTATTATTTTAATATCAAATTTATTTAATGTGTAAAGTGAATATAGTAAATCTCTACTATGGTCTCCATAACCACTTCTAGTTGCTACTGGAGCTTGAAATATTAATGTTTGTTTCATATGCTATATAACTCGTATTTTTTTCTTGGTTTCCAATTTTCAAATGCTCCCTCCATACCATCAATTAATGTCTGGCACATAGCTTCTCTACTTAGTTTACCTTCTCCTAAGAAATGTTTTCTACCTTTTAATGCGGCCTTTGTTCTTTCTTCTTTACCCATTTTATACCAATCCATAATTAAAGGTGCTACATCTTCGAAATCAACTCTATCATCAAAAATATATGGAGTAGGAACTGAACCTGTTGTTGAACGAACTGGCCAAATTGGTGTCACCCAATCTCCCCAAACTACTGTATTCTTTTTATGTCTATCATGTAATGAACCAATTTCTACATAATCTTCTTCAGTAAGTAATTTACCCGTACCCTTATCTCTGAATCCACATTGGTCTTGCAATCCACCCGTTACCGTTACAATGATTGGAGTTCCAGCCATTACCGATTCTGCAGTTGCTAAACCAAATCCTTCGTTAGATGCTATATTAATTGTAGCATCAGCCATATTATAAAGATAATTTAATTCCGTTTCAGTATAACGATTTGGAGCAAATACCACATTAATATTAGGTGTACAATGTGCAATCGTAGTTGGTAAATCAGTACCATGTTCCATAACAGGTTCTGTATGCATTAATAAACATACTTTATCTCTTTTATCTTCTGGTAATGCATCAACAAATTTATCAAATGCTAAGATAACATCAATTGGTTGCTTTCTTCTAATATTTCTATTATTCCAATAAAGAACAAATTCATATTCTTTATCTCCAAAAATACTTTTCTTAAAATCTTCAGGAACTTCAACCGGCTTATATAATTCTGAATTGATACCATGTGGTACATAACTTACTTGCCAATCTTCAGGCTTTTTCCAATGTGTTTCTTTATCCCAGCCCCAAACTCTACGAGTAATACCATATGTTTGCTTTGAAATACATCCAATCCAATCACAGCTTTCGTAATAGTTTCTATTATATTTTGGGTCTGGCAAATCATCCCAAATATGGTAAAAGAATAAAGGACATGTTTGTCTAATTTCATGCTCAATATCATATAACCATAACCAATATCTTGGGTCAGTAAAGTGTAAGATTGCATCGGGTCTTTCCGTCATTAATAATTGACGAATGACATCAGCATTTCCATATCCATCAAAAGGATATATTTTTACAGAAGCATCTTTAATTCCGGTTCTACTTCTAACATCATCATTGAGGTCTAATATTCTTCCAGCTTCAGGGTGTTTAATTGCTGCTCCCAATTGTACCCAATCATACTTATCAAGTGTTCCCATAACTAATTGTTTGGAAACGTTGGCAATACCACTTGCCATTCTTAAATCATCCGAAAGTAACAGAATCTTCTTTTTTGCCATAACTTATTTCTTTTTCTTTAAAATTGAGAACCACTTATTTTTAATTCTGTATAAGTGTTTAATTGTTTTCTAAATTGTTCGTTTTTTACATAAAGGTCTAAAGTTCTGTTAACGAGTTTTTGGAAATTAATACCACTTTTGATTGTAGCTATTTTAAAATCCTCATCATATAACTCTCTTATAACCTTAACCGTAGTTAATTTTAGGTTTGCCATAGTTGTTTATAAATTTATATATAAATATATATAAAATTATTTTCCATCACACAAACCTCTTTCTAAAAATTCGCACCAACCACATAATTTTGATGGCTTTTTTGGATAAGTTATATCCATTTTGTATTTACCATCCTTATCAAATACACTTTCCACAAATTCGGTAAATCCTTTCCAAGCTTTATTAACAGATGGTTTACCACTTGCAGGTACGTGTCTACTAATTCGTGGGATATGATAATCTGCATTTTCGGATACCTTACGTTTTAATATGATGAATTCAACTTCAATCATATCTTCGGAAATTTTTAGCATCTCTGCATAGAATTTCTTATATAAAAGTATTTGTGTGTTTTTAATTGGGTCCGATTTCTGATATTTACTCCAACCTTTAGTAGATGTTTTGAAATCGGTAATACGATATTTACCCGTTGTTTTACTTCTAACAATAAAGTCAATAAATCCTAAAAAGTTTACATTTTCAGAAATTTTAGTATTAATGGGTTGCTCTATTGCAACTAATTCATCATCCTTTAAAGAAAAGAAATTATTAAAATTTTTGGGCTTCTGAAAGTAATCCAAAATGAGATTTCCATCTTCTAAAAACTCTACTAATTCTTCTTTAGAACATATAGGGTCTTTACCTTCGTTGGATTCTTTGAGAAAAAACTCTCTCATCTTTTCTTTAAGAAATGCCTTTGTATCCATTCCTTTATCAGCTTGTGATTTGGAGATACGAAGGCATCTACTTAAATATTCTTGCAATGTTTCGTGCATTGCTGAACCAAATACTGAATGTATATTGGATGATGATTCTGATAAACCATCTATGTAATTTAGTTTGTATTGTTGTGGACAATTGTGCCACATACTATATTGTGAAAATGATACTCTAGCCATATTACAAATATACAAAAATTATTTGATTAAACCAAAAATTTATATCTTTAATTTTAATTTTGTAATCTGCTTTTTATCAATACCATACTTTTCAGAAATGTATTTTATATTTTCTCTACCTTCCCTTGTTGCATATAAAATTTCTAAATATTCATTTGCTTGTAATTCCGAACAATCGTATTCTTTTTGAATAAGTTCTACTATAAAACTTTCATATTTTTCAGCAGATTTACCTTTCATATACTTTAGAAAGTATCTTCCTTTTGGAATCAAATTAATATACAATTTGTACATATCCTTTGGTTCAAGCGTTTGAGTCAAAGGTAGTATCGATGCAATTAATTCTATCCAATCGGGATTCATTGAAAGAAATCGATTAATCATAAAATTACTCCAAGACTTCTTATCCTCATCGGATAGATTATCAAAATACTTAGGGTCTTGTTCGTTTGTTATAGCCTTAATGTGGTCAAATAAAGATTTACCAGCCATATTATTGAATTAATGGTTTAACTTTTTTATCTCTAAGTTCATCTGGTAGTAACTCTTGTAAAGGTTTACCACATTGAGTACACAAATATAATTCAATTGGAATTATTGAATCTTGTGGTTGTCCTGTCATTAATTTACTTATTTTTTTAAATCGAAATGCTGGCATAAATGTTTTATTACCACATTCGCAATCCATATCTCTTGCATCATTTAGGGTCATACCTAATGGCAATCCTTGTTGTCCTTCCATTATCTTATAATGTTTATAATTTGAATTAATAATGATGCGAATACAATTTCTTTATCCACTACCATTGAATCTTTATATTGTGATTCGGAAATTGCTAATATTATGTTGGCTGTATTACCACCCGCATATTCATCAACTTTATCATACAAATATGTATACATTTCAGTATAGTCATTCATTTGATTATCCAACACCATTTGTCTAGTTTTCAAATAAAGATTTCTTTTATCATCCGAAGTTTTAAGAGCTTCTACTAATTTGGTTCTAAAATCGGATTCAATCATAATTGATTTATCCACTTTTAACTCTCCTTTGTTAGATTGAAGTTGACATGTATTTAATATTCTACGAATATCAGGATAATACGAACTTACAATTTCAGCTACATTTTTAATATCATATGTAATCTTTTCAGAATCTAATATTTTACTAACCTGAACAGCTACATCCTTTTTTGTAGGAGGTGTAATTGCAAATGATTGACATCTACTTTGAATCGGGTCAATAATCTTCTCAATGTAGTTACAAGTCAAAATGAATCTACAATGTTTACTAAATGTTTCCATTAAGTTACGAAGGATTGCTTGTGCGTTTGGAGTCATATAATCAAACTCATCCAAAATTACAACTTTAAATCCTGCAAATCCCACCGATGATGCAAAGTTCTTTACTTTGTTACGAACGGTATCCACATTGTTCTCATCCGATGCGTTGATAATCATAAAGTCACATTTGATTGTGTTTACGATTAACTTTGCCAAC